CGGGAGTGGGCGCAGGCGGTTGATACGGGGCCTGCACGGGAGGGGTATACGCCGGGAACGGAGATGCGGGAACAAACCCGCTACGCCCGTACGTAGGCGACGGAGCCAGCCCCGCATTCATTACTTGGGTATACATTGACTGGTATGGCGACCGCCCGCCTCCGCCGTAGGGCGACTGCCCGCCGTAGGGCGACTGCCCGCCCCCTTTACCGCCACCGCCGTAGGGCGACTGCCTGCCGTAGGGCGACTGCCCGCCGTAGGGCGACTGCCTGCCGTAGGGCGACTGCCCGCCGTAGGGCGACTGCCTGCCGTAGGGCGACTGGTAGGGCGACTGGTAGGGCGACTGGTAGGGCGACTGGTAGGGCGAAGAAGGACGGGGAGCGCCAGTGGGAGAAGCGCCCCCGCCCTTCCCTCCGGCGTAGGGAGATCCGCCGAAAAGAGGAGGAGAGGGACGGGAAGCGCCCCCGCCCTTACCGGACATAGCAGGTTGTGTACGCATCATGTTGGCGTTGGGGTCTTGGGCCATGCGCTGCTGGGACGCCTGCAGCGACTCAGCCATCCCCGGCAACTGCATCAGCTGCTGGTCGAACGCGCCACGACTTCCGCCACCTTTTCCTAGGCCTTGGACTGGCTGGGCGCGCAATTGGTCGCCTTGCATACCAGCAGGAATTTGGCTTGGGGCCTGCGAAGGCTGAACCATAACCCCAAAACCGAGCTGGTGTATGTTGGGGTCGTAGCCTGCGGGCAATGCAGGTTGTGTACGCATCATGTTGGCGGTGGGGGAAGCGCCCCCGCCTTTACCGGCCAGCTCATTCTGATACTGTGCCGCCCCTGCGCCTTGCCGCGCCGCGTCTCTGGTGGCCGCAGCCTGCGCCTGCTCCTGCGCTCGATGTATCAGGTTCTGGTTGGGAGTAAGCGCCGCAGGCATTCTGTTGGGGGAGATCATAAGGGTGCTCGCTTCACGTATGGACGCGCGATACTGCGCCGGGGTCACCGTGCACTCTAACACCAAAACCCAGCGTCGCCAAGCGCGCTGCTCAATAGTACTCCACCGGGCCCCGATACGGAGGCGTGTCGTCCACGAGGTCGGTCGGCAGCCGCACGAACCCGCCTTGGCGGAACCGCATGAGCGCCATGGAAGTGCTGTCGACAAGGTCGTCGTGGTCCCCGTAGGGAAATTCCGCGACCTCTTCGACCAGCTCGTCCGCCCACCGCTTGTTAGGCACCCACACGAGCCCGGACAGCACGATGTCCGCCACGGAGTTCAGGCGCGCCAACTTGTCTCCGGTACCCCGGTGGGGGGTATACTCTTGCACCGGCAGGCCCATCCGGCGCATCTCCTGATACAGGGCCGTACCGGCGGACTTCTTCTCGACGATGAAGGCATCCGGCTGCCACTCTTCGTATTCGGCGTAGGCCCGCCGCTTCAGCTCCGGGAACTCCATGCGCTCGCGGATCGCGTTCAGCAGGATGATGTTCTGCGCCCCGGTCTGCTCGTTCAGGAACACGCCCCACGTGGTGAGCGCCGTGAAGTCCGCGCGGTTATGGGTCTCGGCCGCAGCGTCCAACGACATGATCATGTACTCTATCGGCGGCGGGTCGGTGGCTTCCCACCGCATCCACGCATTGCGCGTGATAACCGCAGCCTCATCAGACGTGGGGTTCTGCTGATACTGGGCGTTCCACTGGTACGTAGGCATGGACGCCTTGGTGCGCAGGAGTGCCGGTACATCGAACTGGTCCGGCCACAGGGCCGTCTGCACCAACTCCCCTTCGTCATTCTCCCGCTCGAAGAGCGCCGGGAACTCGACTACCTCGTACTGGTCGGCGTCCTCGATCTGGATCATGTCCTGCACGAGCCGCCCCGTCAGGTCCTTCTTGCTCCAGCGGGTCTGTACGACCGCCACGCGCCCTCCGGGCATGAGACGGGTCCGGGCACCGAACGTGAACCACTCGTAGGCCTTGTCGAACACGTCCCTGCTACCACTGACGACGTCCTGTTCCGAGTGGGGGTCGTCCACCAGCAACAAGTCCGCACCGCGCCCGGCCAGCGCCGACCCGACGCCCGTGGCGTAGTACCCGCCCCCCTTGTTCGTATCCCACCGCCCGGCAGACTTGGAGTCCGTAGCGAGAGCAACCCCCGGGAACACCTCCCGGTACGCCTCAGTCGCGATCAGGTTCCGGACCTTGCGACCAAAATCGACGGCGAGGTCGGCGGTGTGGGACACCATCATGACCTTCTTGTCCGGGTTGCGTCCGAGGAACCACGCGGGGAACAGCAGCGAGACCAGCTGGGACTTGCCGTGGCGCGGCGGGATGTTGACGCATATCCGGTCGTTGCGCCCCGCCTCGATGGCCATGAGCTTGTCCGCAAGCACCCGGTGGTGAGACCCGACTCGATAGTCAGGCTGCATGTGCTTGCAGAACGCGATCAGGTCGTCCCGCAGGGCCGCACGGCGCTCACGTGCCTCCAGCTCCGACACAAGCGCTTCGATCTCGACAAGCTCGGCCGCGCTGAACGCATCCAGATTGTCCAGCACGCGCTGGATCACATCCGCGTCAGCGACGTCAGCGACGTCAGCGACGTCAGCGACGTCAGCGACGTCAGCGACGTCAGCGGGCTGGTCGGCCAAATCAGGCATCAGCTCTCCTCTATAGCGCCCGCGCCTACGATAGCACTTGCACAGTGGAGGGGGCAATGGCACGCTCCGCTCATGCTCATATGCCAGACCAACCACTATGTCGTCGAGATCCCCAAGGCAGGGTCTTCTACCCTACAGGTTGTACTGGACCGTACGGTCAACGGCACCACCCTGAACGGCCACCACTCGGTGTCCGAGGCCATACGGCGCAACAAAGGGCAGGAGTTCTCGGGTATCACGGCGGTCGTGCGGCGACCTGAAGATCGGCTTGTAAGTGCTTGTAATCACTTGCTTTCTAACCTTAACTTGCATCCCGAGGACCGGCCCGGCGCGCTTCGGGCCGCCGCCGACCTGATAGCTGGTGCCCTCGACGGGTACGACCGGAAAACACATCTGGTGCACTACTTCTGCTTCAAGCCGCAACATGCGTTCCTCGACACGGATCACACGGTTACGTTGTATCGGTTCGAGGCTCTGGAGCGCGCTGCCCGGGCTCTCGGGTACGTCGGGGACCTACCCCACGCCAACAAGAGCATCCGGTGGGTATCGCACGAAGACGTGGCTGCACTGGACGGCTACGCCCCCCTCATACAGCGTTATGCACAGGATGCTGCGCTATGGAGAGAGGCACTGGGGCCTTAGTCCCACGCCGTACTCAGCGCTTCCGGCGTCAGCAGCGCCTTCGGCGTATCCTCCGGCACCGCGTCGATGACCTCGGCATCCTCCACCACGGAGAGCTTCCGGAGCTTGTCCCGCAGGGTATTCCGCAGCTGCTCGGACGACTGGTGGGTAACCGTAACTTCGCTCCGCTCCACGAACAGGCCCACGTCGCCAATCTTGCCGAGGAGCTCAAGGGCCTTGATGCGGATGCGCGGGTCCGGGTTGGTGCTCTCTTCTACCAGCCGGTTGGTGACGTAGGTCCGCACCTGCTCGGCACTCTCGACAATCTTGTGGCTGAAGGTCCGCAGCTGCTGATCGACTGCACGCAGGGCGGTGGGGGTCATGCTACCCATTCGTTTCTCCGTCATGGCCTTGTTTGCCGCTTCCGGGTCCTTGGCGTACTCCATCAGCACCTCGCCTGCCGCCTTGCAATCTGCCGGGTCAAACACCACCGGGAGCCCGTGTGCCGCCAGAACGGCGACCGTGTTCGCGGCCGCCACCATACGCACCGGGAAAGGCTCGGAATGAGCCGACCGGTCGCGCCCCGAAGGCAGCGGGACCGTGTGTGCGGGCACGAGCGACATAGTCATACTACGCATGATACCGCATGCCACTACATGGCACAATAGCCCGGAGGGGTGGGGGTAACGCAATGCGCCGGTGACGATGGGGTGGGGGTATTGTTCCAACAAAAGTAGCGATGTGGCGGGGGTAACGCAATGCGTTGGAAGGTATTGTTCCAACAAAAGTAGCGATGTGGCGTCGTGGGTGCGAAATAGAGTTACAACAGCCGCGCGTGCGTCGCGTCGTGCGGGGGGGATGCCCCCCGGTGGGGGTCCGGCGGGACCGCCGCGTGGCGCAAGGGAATGGCGCCATTATACGGGCCGTATAACGCGTTTTCCTGCTATTAACCTACGGCAAAGCGTTGCAAGGCGTGCCATGTAATGCCATACAGGATCCATCGACGCGCCAATGGTGGCGCGGCGAAACATGGTTCAAGAAAGGAAA